ACAAAGAATCCATATCCAGTAAATCAATTGGCAGATGTAATTACTCATCTTTCCAATCTTCCCAATAAGTATAGGCATGAATTTGATGGAAAGTTGGATTCTCATCAAGCTCCTTATTGGGATGTTTATAATGCCTTTACAAATGTGATTACTCATGACAATAGAAAGCGTTCAGGTTTCCGTAGGGATTCGCTCCTTGGAAATATCCACTCTTCTTTTGATAAGGTTATGAAGATGAATCATGAACAATTTGAGGATACTCTAAGACTTGCTCATGTAGCATAACAAAATTAGTGAATTCTCTAAATAAGTAAATGGGGAGGGCTAACCTCCCCAAAATTATAAGGAGAAATTGATGATCAAACATGTATTTATTTATTTTATGACACTGATGATTATTTTTTATAAACCAAAAGAAGATAAAATTATAAAATATTATATTCCAAATCCTCAATATGAGCTAAAAGCAACTATTTACAACAATCATCCATCTCAATGTTGGGGTGATGGACAAATAACTGCCAGCGGAAAACGTCTTTATGGAAAAAACGTAGATAATCTTAAATATGTTGCTTTATCGAGAGATATGATTAAGCCAACAAGATATCATAAGCAAAGAGATGGGTATAACCCAAATGCTCCATTTGAATTTGGAGATACTATTGTAGTAAAATTTCCAGAGGGGGAAGAATTGTGGACTGTTCAAGATGCAATGGCAAAAAGACATAAAAAAAGGATTGACTTTCTGGCAAAAAAGAGTTACTTTAAGGTAAAGTCAAATAGCATGATTACGGTTGAAAAATTTGAGGAGTAGTTAAAATGGACATGAAGATTGTTTCTGAAAAAATTGTAACTTGGCTTAGGGATACTGCAATTAAAGCCAAGGTCAATGGTTTTGTTGTTGGCGTGTCTGGTGGAGTTGACTCTGCTACTGTAGCAGCTTTGTGTGCCAGAACGGGACTCCCTACAATGCTCGTTTCTATGCCTTGCCAATCAAAGGATGAGCATACCATTGTAGCTAAAAATTATATGGAACTTCTTAGGGATAAGTTTGAAAATGTTTGGTTTAAGACAATTGATTTGACAATCACATTTTCCGTATTTGCGAATGAAATTCCAACTCTTTCGGATCTTGCAAAAGCAAATGCTAAATCAAGACTTCGAATGGTAACTCTTTATGGTTTTGCTAACACAAACAATCTTCTTGTCGTAGGAACTGGAAATAAGGTAGAAGATTTTGGGGTTGGTTTTTTTACAAAGTATGGAGACGGTGGAGTTGATCTTTCTCCAATTGGTGATCTTTTGAAGAGCGATGTTCGAGAGCTTGCGAGATTTGTTGAGGTTCCTGAACACATTTGCCAAGCAGTCCCTACAGACGGCTTGTGGAATGATGGGAGAACGGATGAGGGCCAACTTGGAGCTACTTATGATGAGTTAGAGTGGGCAATGAATCATCAGGCATATTCAGGAGAAACTCTTTCGAAGAGGCAACAAGAGGTTCTTAAAATTTATAACAAGTGGCACGTAAATAGTCAACACAAAATGAACACACCTCCAATTTGTAGGATTTAAAAATGACAAAAGAAAGAATCGAATACTTTCGGGATTATGTAAAATCATATTCTCATGATGTTGATGAAAAGACATTTATTCTTGATATGCTATATGGAATAGGAATTTCGATAAACCGAGAAAAGTATAGCTGGGGTGAGGGTTTTGAAAAGTTTATGCAAGAAAAAATTGAGTCATTGATTAAGGGGTAATAATGAAAAGACCAACAAAACCAAGGACGAAAAAGTTTGTAGATTTGGTATTGTCAGAATATCAATGGAGTAATTTAACTTTTAAAGAACTTGTTGAAAAATTATCATCATTAAAAATCCCTTTTGAAGAATTGTTTTTCAAGAAAAGTTATGATTATGATGGAAATTCTGATATGGATATTTATAGGAACAGCGTTTCGGAGAGTGATGTTGCTGATTATAATAAAAAGATGGAACAATATAAAAAAGATTTAATTGCTTATCATGAATATAAAGCAAAACAACTCAAGGAGGACATGAATGATTAGACAAACAGATTCTTTGATAAAAGAATATATTGAATTTTATAACTCAATGGACGAAGAAGAGAAGAAAAAAATTGATCCATTGGATTTTTGAAACAGCATTCTTTCTACCTATAATAATGGAAATCAAACAATTTCTTCGATAGCTTCTGAATTGGATTTAGGTGTTGATTTTCTCAATAATAGAATTTATCTTGTTGGAGAAATAAAAGAATACGATGGTATATTTATTCAACAAAAAATGAGTGCTTTGACAAAAATGATGGAAATAGACTCCAATAATCCCATTCAATTGATTGTAGACTCTGGTGGTGGAGATGTTTATTCTATGTTTACAATAATCGATTCAATTCAATTATGCGAGAGAAAGGTTTCTACTATTGGATTTGGAAACATAATGTCAGCAGCCTCCCTTATTCTTGCATCAGGAACAGGACCAAGATTGCTTGCGCCACATACGTCAATTATGGTACATCAGATGTCTGCTTCGATGGACGGGCCATCATCTCAACTCAAAGCAAACGCTGCACAAATTGAACAATTGGAAAATACATGGTTAGAATTATATTCTAAATTTACAGGAAAATCAAAATCTTGGTGGAAGTCAAAAATGGCAAAAGATTTCTTTTTGGATGCAAAAACTGCTATTAAATACGGATTAGCAGATGATCTTTTAACAAAGGAGAATTTTTATGCATAATCTTTTGAAAGAAGAATTAGTAAATCTAATTGATCGAAAAAATTATGTAGAGATTTATAAAATTTTAAGAGAAGAGTTGGGTCTTACAAAAGAAAATGTTGATAGCCTAATTCCAATTTTTGAACATTTCTCAGAAAATCGTTCAGAAGAAGCAAGTGATTTAATCGAACAAGCCTACGCTGATGGTTGTGAAGAAATGGCCGAATGTATTTTAGATAATGCGATGGCTTACCCAAATTATTCTAAAAGAGAAAAAGAAAATTGGTTAAATCATGATCTTGGGCAAGCAAAAGAATATTTTCCAAATGATGAAAACTTTGAAATGTATAAACAAGGGTGGGAAGATGGATTTACCACTCTTGAAGAAAATGCAAATTTTGATGTAGAAGATGAAAGTAATTATAATGTATCGAATATGTATAAAGATTGGAGAAAAAGAAATGGATTATAATAAATACGATGAACATAAAAAGATATGCCTTGCCTTAAACAAAATATATTGAGAAAAAAATACAAAATATGGAGACTCTTTTTCCTTAGCGTATAAAAAATATGGAAAGAAAGCGGCATTGATCCAGTTGTTTCATAAATGAAATAGAATAGAGGCATTATTAGCAAACGAAGATTTGGATAATAACGAAGAGTCAGTAAAAGATTCTTTGCTTGATTTTGCAAATTATGCAATTATGACCGTAATGGAAATAGAAAAACAAGAAATACCTTTTTAGGAGATGATATGTCAGAGATTAAAATAACAGAACAACCAAAAAGGCCAAAATATTTGATCAAAGAAGATGTTAAAAATATAAAAATTAAAATGACAGAAGACGAAAAAAAAGTTTATACAATAGCAGATCATAATGCTAAATTTGTGGGATTAGAAAAATCAAACATTCCAGAAATTATGGAAAAAACATTTAAAATAACCACATTAGCTCAGGTTTTTGAACCTATAGATAATGCTATTATTTGTGTTGACGAAAATGGATATAAAATAAACACCAACAATGGTGATTACGATTGTGCTTCATGTGATCAATTCGATTCAAATCCAACAGAAAGACATCCTCATGGTCATTGTAAATTTGCAATAGAAAAATGGATTGAAAAATTTGGATCTCTTGATACAAGACCAGAAGGATTAGATGAACTTCAAAGTAAATTAAGAAAAATCGGAGAAGAAAAACAGGTAGAACTAACTCCAGAAGAAGTTTTGGCCTTAACAAAAGATCTACCAAATCAATTTACTGAAGATGTAAAAAAACAAATTGGAGAGTTAGATGAAGATAATGGAGACTCCGTATCATAAAGACTCTTTTCATGTTTCTTACTCAGAATATAAAAAATGAAAAGAATGCCAAAGAAAATATAAGTTAGATGTCATAGATCAATTGGATGAATTTAATGGAAATGAACATACTGATTTTGGAACTTGTGTTCATGAATTTTGTCAAGATATGCTTGCAAACAAACTAAATGAATCTATCTTAATGGTGGATTGATATGACAGATTTCAAGAAATGTCAAATAAAAGCGATCATTTTATCAATATGTCAAAAAAAGAAAGAGAGTTATGAGCAGACCAAGGATTCTCTATTGTAGAAGCTTTTTCTAAAAAAAGAAAAGATTGAGAACATTTACATTTTATAAAGGCTGAGTACGAGTTGTTTACAGATATTTCTCAAGAGATATGTGGAAACATATTTGATGACAGAAAATTATTGAATGAATCAGTTGAAAATGAAAGATATGGAAAGGCACCTAGATTTAAAGGATTTATAGATGTCTTAATGAAAGATGATGATGGAAATCATTATATTATTGATCTTAAAACCGCAACAAAACCATGAAATGAATATAAGTTTAATGATGAAATAATAAATGCCCAATTGAAACTTTATAAGCATTTTTACCACATACAAGAAAAAGTTCTATATAAGAATATAAAAACATGATATTATGTAATGCCAAGAACTAACACCAATACTTATTATCAGGTAATAAAAAAAGAATATACTCCGGCATCAATAAAAAAAGAATTAAAAGATCTGTCGTTATTTTTTTCTCAAACATATGACGCAAAACAATTTTGACCAAATTTAGGATCTTGATTATGCAATTATTGTCAGTATGTCGGAACATCAAATTGTAAAGAAATGAGGAGAAAGTAAAATGGAAACGAGAGAAGTTTATAGATGTAACTCATGCGAAAAAGACATTCCTTCAGTATTAAAAGAAGGCAGAGTTATTCCACAAAACATATGTCCTAATTGTGGAGCCGAAGAATCTGCTGTAAAAATAATCGAATCTATAATTCCAGATAAAAGACAAACTCTACTTGACTAATTGCTTTAGATTTACTACATTGTATTATAAATTAAACAAGGAGTTATAGATGGAAGAAAAAAGAAAAAGAGGAAGGCCAAAGGGATCTAAAAATAAACCCAAAGAAGAGTCTGTACAAAAAAAATCAAAAAAACCAAATGTAATAAAAATGACCGTTGATTGAACAAAATATGGATTGGGAATAAAAGAATATAAAGTATTTGAAGAGCCTGTCAATGTGTCGGAATTACAAAGCGGTGATAGAGTTATTATAGCGGATGGAAGAGAGGGGGAGTTTATTTGTATAATGACAGAAGATGCCTGCTCAATAAGAATGGATGATTCAAAATTTTACAATATTAAAAATCAAGCCATAAGAAGAAAGAAAGCAAGAGAGGCAAAAAATGAACCTATTTAGTGTGTATAAATTTAAATATGATGACAAAGAAAGGTTTGTTTTTATTACAGAACAGTCTGTAAATTTAGTATCTGGATATGAAATAAATGGAATACCAGAGATAGCGGGAAAATTAAGCGAGTTATTTTCTTTATTAAAAGATGGTGATAACAAAGAGTTTCTTGAAGAAAAGAAAAAAATGAACCTACCTCCTTTTCGAAGATATACTGTTTCAAAAATAAAAGAAGAAAAGAGATTGATATAATATGATTTTAATTTTATTGATAACATTAATTTTATCGTTAGCATTTAATATGTTTATGATATGAGCAACAAGAGGAAGAACAAGGAACTTTAATAAACAGATTCAAATAATGATAGTAAAGCAAAGAATAGTTCAGGAAAAGTATGATGCTATGATAAACTTCCTGGATAGTATCATTAAAAATCCAAGATATACAGCAGCATTTTTAGAATTTGATCCCATTATTTCAGAGATATTAAATAAAATAAAAGATTTTCATAATACTTTGGTTAATTTATATGACGCAGATCCAAGTTTATACTACAGAGAAGAAAATCTACCAGATGAAATTGATGAGGGCAATAATGAAAGGTAATTATTGAACATTACAAACAGATGAAGCAATTTGAAAATATATAGAATTATCCGAAGATTTAACAAACGATAAAAATATGACAGAAAGAGATCTGTTGTTTAAGAATGAATTATACAAACCACTTGTTACCTTAATAGAATCACTGATAAATACTTATAAACTAAATAACAACAAAGGAACAGAGTTAGACTCAGAATGATTAAAAAGCTCTTGTTTTTTAAAACTTTTTGATACATTATCTAAAGGTTATCTTAAAAGAGAACGAGGAGGACCATTTAATTATATAACAAGTGTTTTAAGATTTCATATGATTCAAATAAGAAAAGATTTTCAAAAACAAAAACATCACATTGAATCTAACTTTTTTGATAACGAAGAATACATATATAATGAGATGCTTGAGGAATTGGTGGACTACGAAAAAAATAACGATCTTTTAATAGATCCAGAAACTATGGAAGAGGTTAATTTAAGTATTTTCCGATATGAAAAAATAATTTATTATTTAGAGGACGATATTAAAAAGAACATGTTTTCAAGTAAAAAAGAACTTATATTTGCCGAGAATCTTCTTGATGTTATGAAAAAGGTCCAAAAAGTTAATTGATCAAATAAATTTTTCATTAAATGAATATTATCTGAACTGTGTTTTTTATCTGGAACACATTTAAAGAGATTCACTATAAATTATTATCTTTTAAAATTTTGAAAAAGATATAAATCAAAGATAGAAAAGGAACTTTATTAATAATGATAATTAATGACAACTTGTTCGAAGAAAAATCTATTGGAGATATTTTAAAAGAGTATTATAAAAGAATAGAGGATGATAGAGAACAAGTTGATGAATTAATAACATCTCTCGAACTAGATAAACCACTTATTTCTCCATTTGAGGCTGAGGGAAGGGCTAGAATGATAGGAGTATTGCTTGACGCAAGGCAGAAAACCACTCAGGGACTTGCTAACATTGCTAACATTGCCGCACGCTTGCAATCAAACGCAACTAAGCTGGCAAAACAAGATGATTCAGATGATTTATGAAGCCTTGCACAAAAGCAACTAGGAATAGATGAGCAACAAATGCTTACAGAAGGAGTTAATCAGCCTTTATTAAGACAAGAAGATGATGTAGAGGATCTGGTTTCATTATTAGGAAAAGGTGATAATGAAAAAAGTTAATTATAACAAGAACGAGGCAGATAAAGAAATAAAAAAGAAGCTTGTAGAAAATGCATCTGAAAAATTTGTTATAACAAATGACGAAAAACTAAAAGACAAGAGAACAGATATCTTAGAAAAGTTGATATTGTTTTATCAAAACGAGTATGTTCCTGTATTAAAAAAGCATAATGATATTATGATAGAATGGAATGAAATAAACATAGAAATGTTCTCAAGGGGAATTATAACAAAGAATGATGTGATAAGTAGCAACGAGCTATTAAAAAATAAATTAGAAAAATTATTTTAATGAACGATATCCTACATACATATGCTCAGGTAGAAAGAATCTATCAAACATTTAGAGTTATAAATCTCCCACAATTTTCTGAAATATCACAGTTGGAGCACGATATTTTTAATGATTATAGTGATATAAAAAAGATAACATCTCCTATTCAAGAAATAAACCCATGAACAGACACTGTTTCTGTAAACGATCAATTGTCTAGCTTAACAGAAGAAAAAAAATCATATAAAAGAATATTGACATCAACAATAATTCAAGCATCAATTCAGTTGTTCAAAGGAAATAAGGCAGTTAGAGTTGATTGCTATCCTTTTGTTGATAATATACTTTCTGTCCCCAAAAAAGGTGATTGGGTTCATGTAGTCGGAATAAAAGTTGATTTATTAAACATGGCAGAAATAAAAGGTTTTGAAAATGAGTATATTTATTATTATATACCAACGCAATTATTTAAAAAACTAAACGCAGGAATATCTCCATCCTATTCTGACAAGGAAGAAAAAGAGCTTGGAGCAAAAGCAAAAAATATTCTTTGACAAAGAGGCGGATCTTCTTTGATTCAAAATAATAATGGAAAGTCCTATGTACAAGTCGATAATAATGAAGTTTTGTTATCTACAGGATTCTCTGATTTTAATATAAAAAATGATGATATTAAATCATCTAGTTATTTTGATTTCTTAAGGTACAATCCGATTTCTCAGAACGACTCAGTATTCTTTTTGTCGTCATATGATAAAGAATGAGAACAAAAAATATACGACTATTATAAAAATTTGTATGAATTAAATGATTATAATAAAAAGATAGCTGATGAAGCAATAAATAAAATAAAAAATCTTAAAAATTTCGAAGATAGAATTAGGTTATTTTTTGGTACAGATTTTTCTATAAAGCCAGAATATGAATATGCTGAAAAAAATAATAACGATGATACAGAGCTAACAAAAGATAATGGAACATTAATTCACTCAAAAAAAATATATTTAAGCACTTCTGGACAGGGTAAAAAACAAACAAAATATACAGCAGCAAGAAGCGAAAGAGTAATCGATTTGTTATCTGGAATTATTGATTTTACTAAGGAATTGCACGGTTCTGTTGTTAAATTAGGGGATGCTGTCAAACAAATAGATACTACTCTGTCAACACATTCGCATCTTTATGTTCCATCAACTCAGGTGTTGACACCCGATCCATCTACGATATCTAATTTAACAAAAGCAAACGTTTCTATTGCAACCGTATCCAATGAAATAAATCAACTTACATCAAAACTCGACGAGCTTAAATCTAAGCTAAACTCCATATCAACAAAAAATATATTCATTCCTTAAAATCCTCTTATTTATCCATATATAATTCTATAAAATATAGGATAAACAAATGAAAACTGATCCCTTGCAAGAGGAACTTAACCTAATTTCTCCAAATAAAATAGGATTAATCGATCCGCCAGATACAGAATTTGAGAGCCAAATTCATTTGTTATATACTATGCTCAATACTTTAGAGGGAGAGATGGTTTATAATGAAAGTTTTGGAATGAATTGAGCATCTGTTTTACCAAAAAATTATAGCGATTCATCATTGAGAAATTTTGAGTACGAAGTGATTCAGCTTCTTAATGACAAATGCAAGTTTTATCTTTCAAATTTTAATATTATAAAAGCAGAGGCTCAAAATACTTTTGACGATCTAAACGAAAAATCTAATTTAATAGTTTTAACACAATGATTATATAAAAACAAATTTACTTTTAGTTCGGTTACTATTATAAAATGAAACGATAAGTTCGGAACTTTATTAAGTGATATAAAGCCTTGAGCAGAAGATCAGAACAACAGATCAAGCCCAATGTCATCACAAATTTTATCAAATATGATAAATTTATTAAATTCATATCTTAAGGAAATATAATAAATGGACAGACAAACTATCCAAAATATAAATTACACATCATTAAATGATTACAATACGGCAAAAAACGAAATAGAGAAATTATTAAAACAGTATTATCCTGATAATTATAAGAATTATATATCAACAGGAGGAGGGGCTCCTGTTGTTTCTATGTTTGCTTTTATTTCTGAAATTCTAAGTTTTACTCAAGGACAATATTTTAATCAACTATTTCCACAGACAGTTACGGATTATCAGTCGGCAATAAATTTGGCCCAATGAAGAGGACTTAGAGACATAGGAGCTTCGCTTCCTTGGGTGGCCGTGAAAGCCACCATAACCGCTCCAGCAAACGCAGGCACCGTAAGTAGAGATACACTACCAAAAATAATTCCAGGGGCTATATTGTCATCTAGGGATTCAAATATTCCAGACTTTACTTTAGCGAGTGAAATTGATTTTTCAAAAATTGATGAATCTGAATGAACAAAATATTTTAATGCATCAGGATCTTTAACAAGGGTAGAAATTCCTGCAATTGGATACGCTACATCATATATTGTAAATAATTATAATACAACAATTTCTACACCAACAAATGAATTTGAACCATTCTACGAAATTTCATTACCACAACCAAATGTTCAGCAAATAGTCAGTGTTACGGATGACTCAGGTGATATTTATTACGAGGTTGATTATTTGGCACAAGATAACATTTTTGATCATGTTTTAAATGAAAATAGTCAAAATGATAATATTCCATATTTACTATTTGACAAAAAGGTTCCAAGAAGATTTATAAAGAAATCGTATGTAGGAACCGATAATCAAATTTATACAAAAATAGTATTTGGAAATACAGACGAAGCATCATATAATGAATATCTATATTCGATTAATCCAAATGATTTAGTTCTTCCTGCTCAATTATCAGGAATTTCGGCACAGGGAATTTCTATACAAAAATTAGCTAATAAAGAATATGATCCAAATAATTTATTGGTAGCTGATTCTTTGGGAATTGCGCCTTCTGTTGGATCTATTGTTTCTGTAGAGTATATTTCGGGAGGTGGAAATATAAAAGTAGAAGCTGGTAGGCTAAATAGAATAAGAAATGTAACATGATCATGAAAAGACAATACTTATAGTTCAGATATTATGTCTTCTCTCGTTGTTAATAACGATAATCAAAGCTCGGGCGGAAGGGATAAGTTAACAATAGAAGAAATAAAACATTTGTTGATGCAAAGATCCGAAACGCAAAAAAGAGCAGTTACTCCTCAAGATTATATTTCTATAATACAATCAATGCCAAGTTATCTTGGAAGACCAGATAAAATTTATGTAAGTAGAGCTAATGAAGCGATAGATCCATTTAAATTCTTTATATATATGCTTTCTATTGATAAAAATGGATACTATACAGACCCTACAACAAATAACGCTTTTATTCATAACTTAAAAATATATTTAAAAAAATATAAATCACTAAATGATCTTATTATACTTAAAAAAGGTAATGTTGCAAATATATTGATTAATTTTAATATTATCATAAACAAATCATATAAAGTAGAAGAAGTTTCTTTTAATACGATTCAATACACTAAAAAGTTCTTTGCAAAAGAAAATTGAGATTTTGGAAAGCATATTTATATTGATGAATTATCCGAATATATAAGACAAAATGTAAACGGAATTGTATCTATTGGTATGTTGAATATAAAAACTCCAATACAAGATAGTTCCGAATATTCGATGAATTCTTTTTATAATGGACTAACTTATGATTCAAAAAGAAGAATGTATTTTGTTCCATCAAATACTATCATAGAAGTTAAATATCCAAATAGGGATATTATAATCAACGCAGACATAGCAAAGGGATAAAAATGATACTTAAGCAATATCTTAACCTAAAATATAATACTATATATTTACCATTTAATCAAGATGGTACTGAAAACGAAAGTGTTATAGTAAACAAGCTTCAAAATTATGGCGGAGAAAAAAGGGTAGATATAGGAGGTGGGTACGTTGGAGATGATTTGAGCGATCAAGCAACTTACGGTATTTATTGTAAAGCAAGAGGTTTATTTGGATTTGATACAAATGATATAGATGCATCAATTACTGGATTAAATCAATCATCTTATTTGAGATTGTATAATTTAGGATTCGTTCCAACAACATATACACCAACATCATTGAGTATAGAAATATTTCCAATAACCGCATATTGAGAATCTGGAACAGAAAATTCGACAGACCCAAGTACAGGATATAGTAATTGAATGTATAGAACATCATCGGATCTATGAACATCATCAGGAGGTCTTGATGTAGATTCTTCTATGTCAGCATTAAAAACATTAAATCCTGGAAATAAGCATATTGAGTTAGATATAACCAACATAATTCAGCATTCTTTGACATCTGGGGTTCGTTATTATGGATTTTTATTAAAATTAAGTGACGATATAGAATCAACCACAGCAACTTCTTATTGAAGAAAATCGTTATATTCAGGAGATTTTATCTCATCATATCAGTTTCCAAGAATAGATGTAACATATGACGATTATATTACAGATGATAGAGATTCTCTTGTGGCTGGGCAGTTGGGTAGACTTTATTTTTATAATGAGATAAATGCGACTCCAACAGAAATATCTTTTGATTCAGCTTCTTTAACTATTGTAAATGAAAATGATGAGGCATTAACTTCTAGCGTAAATGTGTTGGAAGATAATAATTATGCAGGATATTATTATGCAGACATAACATTACCATTATCTGCATGAGCGTCTTATCACGACTATAGAGATAGATGAATTTTTACTTTTGACGGTCATTCTACGACATCAACAAATTATGTAAAAATACTTGGCAACACAAATCGATCAAATTTATCGAAAGATGTATCTTTGTTATTAAATAAAGAAGAATCAAACAATTTAATATTTTGTTCTATTTCATTTAACGAGAAAAGATTTTTGTGATGAAAAAAGACGATGGTAAACGAAGGAAACGCTTTATATATCCCAAAAAATTGTTATTATAGAATTTATGCAGTAGACGAAGCAAGCAAAGAAAAATTTATACAATCTGATTGAGATAGGGTAAGTTACAATAAAGATGGATGTTGGTTCAATATAGATAAAACATTATTTCCAAGAGGTAAATTTTATATCGAAATAAAAGCAGATTTATTTGGAAAAACGCTTGAATTTTCAGATAGAAAATGGTATTTTATTAATGAAGAAGATTTTATAACAAACGAATTAAATTGATAAGGAATAAATAATGGCAGACTCATTAACTGGACAAATAGCTCCCGAACAATTGATCAATTTACCAATAAACTTTGCTATTAAATACGCAGATGTTAATGTGAACAGAGCAATTCAGGTTGAGCCAAACCAAGAAACTATTATATTATTAAACTTAACAAAAAATATTGTAACTCCGGTAAAATAATTTATGCCAATAGGAGAATTTATAGACTGGGGGGGATTATCCGGAACATTTCCTGATATAGACTGGGGGGGATTATCCGGAACATTTCCTGATATGGGTACCCCTCTTCAAAGTTCCATAACTGGGTTTGGAGATCCAGATTCTACGGCTATTCATTCTTTAAACAAGAATTCTTTTGTTTTTTATTGGGATGATGATACCAACGAAGACTCTAGTTTACAATGATTAGTAACAGAAGGTAATAGTTATACAAATTATGTACGTTTTATAAAAAATTTAAGCGATGTTAATTTTGTTTTACAAAAAAGACATAAAAAGTCTATTACTTTCGATATAGACTGAGACGCGATAAGGAAAATGGTTTCCGATAATTTTGAGACAAACATACAGATTGTGTCAAATAAAGGATCTTATTTTTATAGAGTAATTATTAATAAAGGAGATTTATGGAACACACTTTCCAGATAATTCCATCATCATTTACTACGGAAGAAATATCGTCTATAAGCGGCGATTTTGTCTCAATTACAGGAAGAATCTCTGTAACAAATTCTACTCCTTACACCCTGCTGTCCTCGTTGGGCGGCTACACCGACCAGTGGCTTTTTTATGGTACAACCGCAAGTGACGAAGTTCATGATTTTGTTTTTACTTATGAAAAACAATGGCTCTTGGGCAGAATTCCATTTAATTTACCAATTTTCCTGTATTTACCAAATACTCCGCAAGAGACTTATTTTTGTTCATTTGGTGATATAGAAAGGTCTTCGGGATCTGCACATAAATTATTTTGTTATTCAAAAATGTCAAATGATGATAAGGAATCAATTGCATATTATAATCCAAGACCAAATGATGTGATAAGACTAAAGGCTATGGATTCTTTAAATTTATATGATCAAACGGCTACGACACTATCTTGAGATTGCACAACAAATAATGCAGAGTTTTTAAGAGATTATTGAGATGACCCGCTATCGGCATACAAAATAGAAGGGTTAAATTGATCGCAAAATAGTATAATAAACAATAATGAATCTTGTAGTGCATGATTTGAGCAATCATATGGATCTAGATTTTTACAGCCTACGGTTTGAGACTCGGTTTGGGTAAAGTTTAAATCATCTGGACCATGCGAAATTAGAATAACGTCACCAAGAGAGCATGAAAATAATACTCTTACGTTAAGATTTTTTGTAAATGATGTACAACAAGTAACTCCAAACTGAGTAGCCGAATCTTCGTTAACATCTTACAATCCATCATTTTTACAATTTAGACATGATCTTAGAAATTCTTTGTATGCGGTAATTGATCAGAGTGTGAGATCTGTTGTAGCAGATCAAATGTCAAAATACTTCAGACTCTATAATGAAAATGATGAAAATTCATTTAAAACTTTATTGTTTACAAATAATGAAAGAGTAGAAAGAATAGACGATTATATTAAACAATTAGAATATAAGGTAGAACAAGCATTAAATGTGATAGGAGATGATCAAATACAATCGCTATATAAATCAATTTATGCTACACTTCAAGATTATGACTCTAAATTAAAAGACTTTATCACAAATACGTTAGAAAGATCAGTCCAAAACTATGAATTATCTGAACAATTGTTGGCACAACTTGATGCGAAAGCAAAAGAAGAAAGTTTAGTACAATACAATTATACAATAAAAAGCATAGATATATCGAGAGTTCAGATTACATTACATACTCAAAGGACAAATGAGGCATGAGATATTTCTCAATATTTAAATAATCAAAACGGACAATTAATGATATCTTTACCTATTATATCTAAAATAACAGGATTTGATAATATAGATTCTTTTGTTCCATGATACATTTATGTCTGACCAAAATCAAAAACTTTGTCAAATTATAGAGTTCCGTCAAATAGGAATATTCAGTTCAGTATTGATAACGATCTAACGGAAATAATATGAGGTAATTTATATGATAAAAACGGAAACTCATATAAAATTATAAACAGAAATGGAGATAATTGGATTTTAGACAAAAATATTGATCAAGAAGTGGTTGGAACAGATTTGGTTTTCTATCCAAATTATTTTGAACCACAAATTATTAAACTAGACATTTCTTGGTTGCATAATTATATTCCAAAAAATATTCCACTAGGAACAACATGAAGGCCACCAACTCAAATAATAGAAGAGCCTGTTGAAATAACACAAGAAAATATATTTGAAACAGTAATTCGACCAAATCAAAAAGAAAATAACAAGGAGATTTTCTAGTGGATCAGATTTTAGAAGAGGTTCGGGCAGAAGAGCTTTATCATATAACAACGCTTGACAACGCAATAAATATAATAAGAAAAAATGTTTTTAAATTAAGTCCATGAATGAATCGAACGGAGCGGAATGATATGCAACAAGATAAGTATTTCTTTGGATCATTTGCAAGACATCCAGTTGATATATTTGGAAGAAGTAGTCAGGTTATATTTGTTTTGGATCAAAGAAAACTCAAACAAAAATATAAATTTATTCAATTTACTTATCAAAGAATCGAAGATAAGCCACCAATGATTCATGAATTTGAGGAAAAATTATTAAGCAATTTTCCATATATAAAAAATTTTAATTCATACATCAAAGAAATTTATGTAAATCAAAAAAGATATGATACCGATTTTGAAGAGAAAATAATGGGTGATATTTATAGGATAGAAAATTTAGCAAAACAAAATAATATAGAAATTTACTTCACATATGAAGAGCATAGGAGAACTGAAAACAACAGATCTTTAAGAAAATATATGGTAAAAAACAAAACAGAGCCATACGAATTTTCGGGTCTAAAATATGGAAAATATAAATCAAGAGGATCTGAATACGAAAAAAATAACTTAATGAATTTTAAAAATCAATTGAATATGATTTATAATGTAATGTTTTGAGATGAAAATAAAATTATACCAAAGATAGATAATTATTTTAGTCTCTTATCATATAAATCTGATGAATTTTATTGATACTTAGCTCACGAAGTTCTGAATAACAGAAAATATGATCCACAAATCAGAGTTTTGCTTCCAAAAATAGTTAAAATGTTTGAAAAAGCAAACGTAAAGACAGTAGAACAATTTAAAATATACTTAATGCAGCATAATGGCATATGATACGAGAAGGTAAGTGATTTAAAAAAATCATTAAAAGAGAATCGAGAAAATCCTTTAATAATAGCGTTTTATAATGACATAACTGGATATCATCATGGTCAAACTGATGGTACTTTATATGCATATGATCCAAATTCAATGGATAAAAATATATACGGACATTTGACATGAGCTTTATACGAAGATAAGGTTTATATCCATTATATTGAAGTTAAAGAGGAATTCAGAAGAAACGGTATAGCTACAAGATTATTTGATCAACTTAAAAACAAAGAATTTCCTGACAAAAAGATAATTCACACAAACTCAACTTCTGATGGTGGAAAGTGAATAAGTTCATTAAAAGAAAGTGTAAACGATAGAGTTTTATATCACGCGACAAGCGAAGCTATGTTATATAATATATTAAGAACAAATTCTGTGATACTAAGCATGGAGTCTAATTTGCTTTCATCTTCTGATAATATTCATAAATATCCATACTATTTATCAACAGCGAGATCTACTCAGTCTGACTTTTTTAGAGCTTTCTTTAATTGACCAAAAATAGAATTTGATAAAGATTTGGTTGAAAAAAAATATAAAATCATACCATTTAATTTTTATGCTGATGGAGATTATTATGAAAATAAATTAAGCTCTTTCTTAAATAGGCAAAAAAAGAAGGAATCAGAAGATAGAATTTTATCAAAAGATCCGGAGATAAAAGATATATCGAAGTATATAAAAGCAGTTCATATCCTTTATGTAGGGAAAACAGATAAAATATTAAATCTGTGTAAAAAATTAAATATTAAGGTAATTTTATATAAAAATTTAAAAGATTTTCGTATATTAAAAAATGGAGAAGAATGAGATGGAATTATAGATGGTGGAATTAACAAAAAAAGAGAAAGTTACGGAGAGAAAATAGATCCAATGCTAATAAAAAACTTTGTTATAGGCTACCTTTTAATTATGTCTAGTTCAAAAGAACAATTCTATCAAAAATGTGAAGAAAATAGGCTAGACGGGAATTCTTTTAATTTATATGATTTCTTAGATTTCGTTGAATATCAGTTAAGTTTAAGAGACTTCTTTTATGGATTTGAAAAATATAAAAAAATGTTTTATAGCATTATTAAGAAAATAGGAAGATATTCTGATAGGAAAAGAATGATTGATATATTTAATAATAAGATAAAAAGATGACTTCCTCATCCGCATCAACCTACTTTATCAGATCAACATGAGGAGGTATAAATGCCAAATAGAACATATATAAATCTAAAAAACGATCTTATCCAACTAGATCCTACATGACAAGATGTTGCAAATAGATACGACACCATACCAGCGTCTTTGACTTCGTCAGAAATAGATCCAAAGATAAAAGAAGCTATAATATTCTCCATATATAATGCAAAATCTTGATATTCGACATATATGGTTCAAAAGCTTGCGTCTATGACTGGAAACGAGGAGTCTCTTGATCTATCAAATATGCTTGTGGAGAAACTATCTTATTGAGTTGATAGAACAAATACTTTAGTATCATTACTCCAAACCATATCAGCACAAAATCAAGCTGATTTTTGGGGATACAAAGAAAGGTATTCTGATTGACAAGATAATTTATATTATAATCATCTTAGATTAATAGATGAGACTTATGGTAATAGCGTAGAGAGAAACAGAGAAATTTTTGATTCCGTATCAAGAATAGATGAATTAAATATAAGAGTGGAGGAGTTGCATAATAGATTCAAACAGGTAGAATGACCTTATCAAGTATGGCAAACAAAAGCTACAGATGATATTGATTATTCGAAAATAAATGCACAGATAATTGGAATATCCAATAACACAAATATAACATTGGACGAATCAGATTTCAGCAAAGCAGGAACTATAAGTTCATTAAAATTACCAGAATTATTAGAGGGCACTTATATTTTAAAAATTACAAACAAAAACAGTGTAAGATTAACAAATATGAATACACTTGGAAATGGGTGGTACAAAGTTACGGCAAATAGAATAACTGATTTAACAGGATGATTGATAGATAACAAGTATCCAATTTTTAAATCCGAATTACAAATAGATAGAGATTTGAAAATATACATAGGCAGAGAAATTGAAATAAAACAAGAACTATTTGCTTTTGAAAATTATATAAACGAAGTTTCTATTTTAATAGAAAGCAAACAAAATGTAGAAGAAATGGTTTATAACTTCTTCTATGGGTCATATTTTGATGAATATATAGATTTCTTGGATAACGGAAACCATATTTATAGAAGATCGATAAAAGATTCAGAAGGAAATATAATGGCAACATATCAAATAGAACTAGATTTTTCATTAAAAACAGAATCTGGGATGCCTACAATACATTATTTAAGGACTGATTTATAAAATGACAGCAAGAACTTATACCTTAGAATCTCTTACTTCATATAATGATTTTCTATTATCTCTTCATGATAATGAAAAAAGAAGAGTTCTTGATCATCTTGACTATTCTTCTTTTTCAAACTTTATAACATTGGGTTCTGCCGAATTTGAAGTAAACCTATCCATATCACAAATACTAAATAACTATCCTACATTTGAAAAGTTTGGCGTTTCATCAAATAATTTATCTATAACAACAAATGACGAAATTGTGTCGGAATATTTGTCATGGAAATTCAAATCAACACCATTTTCAGAATACTTTGCTAATGATATTTGCAATGAAACTATTTCTGCTACAATAACTGGTGCTTTGTATGCTTCGTCAAGTTCTGATTCTTATACAATTACATTTCCATATTTTTCTAGATTAATAGGCAAAGAAAGTTATTTTACTGATAATACAGTATTATCAAATATATCCTCATGATCTATAAGTGCAGAAGAATTTGATAAGTATAATATGAATATGATATGCAATTTTTTACCAGATGTCATGACCATAAAGGATGAGGAGTTTGATACTTTAATAAGAGCAATAGGTAAAGAATTAGATTTTCTTTATTATTCGATTAAAGATATGAATAGTATGTATTCAGGTGAATATAAAATAAATAAGTTACCAAATGATATTATATTAAATCAATTTATAGACTCATTGGGTTTTACTAGAGTTTATGATTTTATAGATTCAAATATTACAAATTATTATCAACCAATTAGTGAAGATTTATATAGCAGAAAAGATCTTTCGAGATACTTTAAAGCAGCGTTTGTTAATAATATAATGAATGTTATTAAAACAAAAGGAACAAAAGAATCTATAAATATATTAAAAAATATATTTGCATGACCTGATAATTTACTTAGAATAAATGAATATGTTACGGTATCTGATAAAATTCCATCAACAGGATTAACATATCATAATTGATATTATGATACTATAACAATACAACAAAAAACAACAGTATCTCCTGCTAGATATGTTGTGATGCCAAGTGACTATTCTGGATCAAAAGATCCTGGCTTGACTACATTACATTTTAAATACCCAGCATTTTTTCATTTAAAAAATGGCACATTAAATGCTACAATTTCTGACTTGGAGGCTTTAACCTTTACATATAATTTAGGAAGCGAAACCGTAAAATTTAGAATTGACGAAGGGACTAAATCGTTTGGAATGTCAAGTTCGGCATCATTATTTCCACTATCGTCATCAGAGTTTAATTATGTAACACCAGATTCTGTATTTATGTTTGCTTATGATCCCAAAAATAAATATGTATATATTGGATATTATAACGAAAATACGTCTTATTCATATGATTCAGTTACATCAAATCATGTTGGGAAAGTTTATTCTTTAACCGCATTTTATGACAATAAGATGCCTAACAAATTTTATTCATTAATAATAGACTTTCATAACGAAAATGTTTCAGAAAAGAACTTTGACATTCTTGGGATAAAAACTTTTGAAGAAGATATAGATTTTAACGCACTTTCGTCAATGACAATGAATTATAATTTAATAAATTATAAAGGAAAAACACCAACTCATTGATGAAAAAAGGCAAATATAAAAAACAGTTCGCAAAGTATTGACGAATATATTGATAGTATTAATGGTGAAAATGCTATAGCTACTACTTTTGTGTCAAATATTTCGGATTTAAAAACTATTGGAGTAATTAAAGCAGAAGAAGTAAATTTTTCTTCTGGAGAAATGATAGATCCTATTGGAATCTATGTAGATGATAATCAAGAGAATATATCAAATTATTTGTTAGCAAATAATAAATTAAAAATAGAAATTTCCCCAATCAATACCATAAATGAATTTATTAAAAATCTTTTAAACATTTATAATTTTGATGAAATAAGTGGAAACCCGGATGATTTTTATAAGCCAAACAATTCTAAATTAAAAGAATTGAGACAAATTGTTTATGCATTTTTGTCAAATTATTCAGAAGATATAGATATACAATCATTTTTTAATATATTGAAAACTCAATATTCTGAAAACATTATTAAGTTTATAATAGAGTATTTAATTCCTGCTAAATCAAGTGTTGAGGGAGGAATTGTTGTTCAAAATGATATATTAGATGATTCAAAATATGCATGAAAACCTATAGATTGTGACGAAATAAATAAAGAAGATTGTGTTTATAAGAGTATATTGGAGCAATCTGATATATTAGATGATCCAGTTCAACTATGAAAAAATATATTAAATACGGCATCAGAAAATTCTTTAAATTCACAAAAACTTTTAACCAATGCGATAGATTCTAGTGACGGTTGTTTAAATGTCCAAGATAATATAAACCAAATTAACTTACTATCTACCATTTTGGACGATCAAACTTCTTATGAAAACAACATAAAACAAGAATCTGACATAGTTGAACAAAACGATACAGAGATGAAAAATATAGTAAAAAACATGAGTGATTATACTTATGAAAATAAATATATAGATCTTGGAAAATGATCAAATAACAACTCTCAGGGAAATGAAACAGATATAAATAGCATCACTGGATTTTTTAAATTTGGAACGTCTCCTTCTAATATAAAATGATCGATAAGTGATGCTTTTGAAGAAAAGATAGCTCATTCTGAATTATCAGAATTAAATTTGTCATGAAACAAAAATGAGTTAAACGAAAGTGAAACAGGAACTTTAAATATAAGACTCGATAGATTTGGTAACGAAACTCCAAATGGAATAGTAAAACTCGTCGTTCCAACAAGAGCAGAGAATGATAATGAACCAATTATTTCATTCTTAAACCTAAATTCAACATCTGGGGATTTGTATTATCCAAGCATAACATCCGCCAAAGAAATTTATGTAAAGCTCGATAACAAAGGATATAGAAGTTTGGATTATTGTTTAAATATACCAAGTCTTTCTTTGTCAACTTTACAAAATGCATATACAACAATTGACTTTGGAAATTTAGGGCCAAGCTCTACTAGCGTAACAATGAACATAACTAGTTCCGATGAATTTTCTAATGAGAAAGGAAATTTATTATCTTTTGTTATAGAAGAGGATTCGTCCATGCAAACATCATACGCAAAATGTGAAATAATAAAAAACAAGATAATAAAACTATCTGTTATCGAGGTTCCTTATGTAGTATATAATATTATTGATGCACTAACATCAAATACAAAAATCAACAATTTTGTTTCTTTAAATTTATCAGATCTTTATTCTGCAAGAAATTCTTCTACAAGCGATTCTGAGTGAATGTCAAAGACAGTAGGAGAATTCTTTTTAAACAATGGCACAGGAAATTTGTCAACAATAAAGAATAAAGAATATAAAATTCAAACAATAAACATATATAATAATAAACAACAAACATTCTCTTTAATTCCAAGGGTTTATACAATTGCAAAAGATGAGAATGAAAAATTAAAAGAAATAATTTAGGAGATATACAGAATGTTCTTATCATCGAGTGGAAATATATTAGAGGCTCGCTTAACCAGAAAAGGAAGAGAGGCAATGGCAAAAGGAGAATTTAAAATTACTCAATTTGCGGTATCAGATGATGGTGTTAATTATAATTTATATGATACATCACTAGGAGATAATGCCGATCAAGAGATTTTATCTTTGCCTGTTCTTGAAGCAAACACTAATGATAATGCCGCATTAATGAATCTTCTTTTAACAATGGACGAAGGAACTCAAATTGTAACATTTATTACAGTAGGATCGACTACATTAAGTATAAATTCTACAAATCAACTAACATCGCTATATGTGGCTACGAATAATGCAGAAAATGTATCTGAAACCTATATACCAATTGATATTAATAATGCTCAGTTATTTAACACAAACATACAATATTCGTCACAAGCAGTCGGTACAAATGGAAGAAACATTACCTTCTCGTATAAAGTTGGAGCTTCTATATCTACAGATACAACATTTACGTTCAAACTCCAAGGTCAAGAGTCTGGAGTTCAGTCTGAAACTATCACAATGACAGTTGGATCATTTACTAATACTGGTGAAATAAGATAAGGAAAAATGTAAGAAATGAGATACACATACAAAAGATTTGAATCAGATGATATAATTCTTCAAAATGATGAAGCAACTTATTTCCTTTGGTATTTATCAAATGCTGGTGTTGGAACTGACGGATCTGGAGATAAATGGCTTAATACAAGCATATCTGGATGGGTGACTCATGCTATAGCGTCCGCTACATCAAACGCAGTTCTCTCGGGTTCTGATGGGTTGGAGATGCAAGGAAATATCACTAGCAAGGACATTTATAGAGTAATAGGAACAAAATACTATAATCTAGTTGATCCATCAACAGATTATATTCAATGAAGCGGTAGTTCTGTTCAAAATTTTTATACAATAATGATAGATTCAGAATTATTCTTAGATAGACTTAGACAAGAGGGGGCTTTGTTTGAATTAAAATGGACAGATACTTCTTGGACAACAACCGGTTATCAGTTTAGATTAGTAAACGAAAGCTCTACATCAACCATTTATGATCCCGCCCAAGCTGGTATTTATTATGCATCTAAACATGGATCATTAAGCTCTACAAAAGTAGGAGATGCCTGATTGGACGATGGATTGTTTTGTTTTATGACGAGCGGAAATGAGCCTGTAACCGGACTATTGTATTCTATTTTTAATAAGACAAACTCTCCTTTGACAGCAGCAGACGCTCTTCCCGCATTTATTAATAATACATCCGCAAGTTCTGTTTGTCAAGGGATTATGGCAAACTCTATTGAGTATCAAAATAGCTATATTTATTTTTGTGAAGCAAAAAATAAAGAATTTAACTACTCACTAAATTCAACATGATCAGTCGCCGCATCTCCATATGTTGGAACAAGAAGAGTGAGAGATGAATTTAGTATCAATCCAACTACATATATAACAGGAATTGGATTGTTTAATGATAATGGAGATTGTTTGGCCGTAGCAAAAACAAACATACCAAGAAAAAAAGATAAATATAATAGATCGTTATTTAAGATAAAGGTCACTTTATAAGGAACTAAATGAAAGTTCAGCATGATAGAGAATATATTTACCATAAAATTTCATCTTCTTCAACTCCGGTCGTTGAGAAGGTAGAGTATTTTTATAAAGATAATGAAATAAAATATGATTCTTTAAATAACAATATACCTTTGTATATAGAAACATTTACAGCAAGAACCTTATCGACAAGAACAGAAGCCGATAAGGTTTTTTTTAGAGGATTTGATGCAAATCACAGCTTATCCGGAAGTTGATTTTGGTCAGATAATATATTTTATCAAATACAATCAAAGTTCTTTCCAGAAGACGCTTTTCAAAAAAGAAATTATATAACAAATCCATGAAACGGAGAATCTGTATCTTCTCTGCATTGCATTTCTTTTTCAAATCATTTATTTATAGATAAGTTTGATAGTTTAAATTCAGATATTATAATTTCTATTACCGGAGATCTTGAATCTTCTTCTTTCCTTGGATACGGAAGTTATGGAGGGACTTCTTTTGTTTATACCGATTATTTATCAACAATCTCGGATGTATCAACCTTATCAAAAACAAATGATGGATTAAAAATACCAACATGGGACGAATATGGATTTGATTATGTTTATGTAATGGCAAAGGTATATTATGACGGAACAATGAATTATAAGCTATCAGGAGCTTTATTAAAAGATTTTGGTTTAATCATTCTTTTTAATAATCCGGATGGATGGCCGGATTTTGACACGGCAAAATTAATAAACAAAGATGATGTAAATTTTGGATCAACAGAATATCCTGCTGTATGATGAAATATTTTGGGACAAGATGTTAAGTATAATTATGTTAGATATTATTATGATTATAAATTAGCAATAAATTTACCATGAGATAAGGCTAATTATACATCAAATTATACAGCAAGAGATTTGTCTGGGAGCTATAAATTTAATCATATAAACGATTTAGTAAAGTTGTCGCAAACACAAAAGGCATATCATCCGAAAACTTATATAACAACCATATCTTTAATGAATGATAGAAATGAAGTTATGGCAATTTGTAAATTACCAAATCCAATAAAAAAAGATTTTTTAAACGAATATGACTTTAATATAAGGATAAGAAAATAATGAGCATTCCAGGAGGAATGGTAGCTGGGCAAATTATTAATGAAAGTGATGTTAGACATATATATGAAAGTTTAACGTCGGCGTCACAAGATATAGTAATAAGAAATATATTTTTAAACAATTTCTCAACATCAGGAAATTCATTTGAGCATTATAGTTTAAATATATTGGATTCATCTGTAAGTATTCCAAAGTTAACAAACTATGCTGATATTAATGATGTTTTTCTGTCTCATGGATTATCACCTAGTTCAGATTATCATGGATTGTTAAAAACATTATCTTGAGTAGATATCTATTCAAGAACACAACAAGGAACGGCAATTTGTATGAAGAACGGCGCGTCCACTTATAAGTGAGTAGAAATATCAAGGAGTTTTGTATAATGTGAATTTCGGCACCAGAGGATCTTTACGGTACAAAATATTCTTTATCTGATATTTCTCACATAAATGAAATTTATACACAATTAACTGATGGGACAAGAGATTGTATGCCATCAAATGTTACTTGTGATGAAATGATATCAGAAACTATTAAAGGGTGTGACTCCAAAAGTTTTAGTTTACATATGATTGAATTAATGTCATCAGTAGTCGGTGACAAATCTGGAGATATCAATAATATTTTAGAAAATAATGGGTTTTATGCAGAAAACTATAAATATACAATTGTATCATTTATGGGACAAAACTACTCGTCTTTATACAACAATTTTTCTATTTTGGTAAAATCCATAAAAAACGAAAGCGGTAAATGAGTTTGGGATTCATTAGGAGTTCATCAATGGAACTAATAACGCCATTAAATGCAGCAAACGGATATATGCCATATATTGATTTGTATACAAGAATATATGGTCTTTTGAATTCCTACGATAGAGGAAATCCAAATATTAACAATTATACAATTTCTGCAAATTCCATAACCTGTCATGAAATAAATCTTTATTCAATTTCTTCTCAAAATCTTTGGGTTTATAGCAATTCTTATAGTAACGTGATCGTTTTATCTGGAAATGGTGGTACTTATTTTGGTCTAGATTCTATTACTGGTAATTACAATGTTTATTATTCAAATTTACATAAAGACATTCATTGAGCAACTTCGGCGGCAACAAATAGTTTTGATTCATCGACATACAATAGAAAAATAAAATATTTTAATTGAAGTTATTATATTCAAGATGCGGCATCTGCTGCCGTTAGTGGATGCTTTGCTTACCCAAGCGATGATGGACAAAATTGATTAGGATCTCAATATCCAATAAGTGCGTATCCAGATTCAATGTATTTTGTTGTATCTGCAAACTCTTGAAATATAGATATAGAGAACTCATTAAATTTATCTGAATGCGTTCTTGTCACTTCTGTGAACGGTACTCAATATATTAATCCATATACATCTTCTGAAGCTGGTAAAGACAATTATTTTTGAGCAGTTTCTTTGAGAGATTCACAATATGCTGCCGGAAACACTGTTTATTGATGGTTACAATTATCCGAAACGTGAACAGGAAAAATTACAAAGTCAGCAACCGGTTCTTTCAAAATTGATACAACTGATATAGATAATTCAATATCTGCAAACATATATGGAGGCGGTATTGGGACAAGTCCAATTACTGGAGCCAGAAGTTGTCTTACAAGAAGTATGGGACAATCCAGTAATTGAAAATGAATTGAAATTTGTGGAGTTGATTGAGCATAATGGAACATTATAATTTTATAAATAAAGATAAATTTAACCAGATAACATCATCATCTGGTGGATCTAAGTATATTTATTATGAACAAATAAAGCCATATACTATAACAAAGAAAAATCTTAAATATACAAAATCAATAACAGCAAATTCAGATCTGTTATGATATAATATGTTTTCTTCTTTAAATAATCCATATAGAAATTATATTGATTCTTTGTATCCAAATTTATTACAATGAGATAATTTTTCTTCTATGGGAATTGTAGCTGTGAATCATGGTGATAAGATTGTGTTTAATTCAACTCAATTTAATTATCAAAATAGCTCTGCAACCGGAACTGTAAGTGATTATTTAACAACTACAGCAAATGAAAAATATCCTTTATATTATGAAAAAGTTGGTTATTTAAGAAACACTATAGATAATTCGCATAATGGCTATGTATTATATGATTATGGAATTTATGTGTTATTTAACGATTGTGCTTCTGCATTAGATTTATGAACCTCAAATGATTCGTTTACATACTCCACTTTAACAGAACAATTTGAAATTAAAATATATTGTGATATGGACGGCTCAAAGACAAAATCAACAAATAACATAACTTATTGGACAAAAATAGATGAAACAGATTCATCAATAACTTCTGCTCTCACAGCATATTGAATTCAGAATAACCTACCAAGTTTATCAATATCATCAGATGCATATAATTGAATGATATTGGAACAAAACGACAAACCTCTCTTTGTTACAAAATTAGGTCTATATAATGATAAGAAAGAATGTTTGGCTGTGGCCACAATCAAAGAGCCATTTAAATTAATAAATGACTTTGATATGTCTTTTGTAATATCATTAAAATTTTAAGAGGATATATGTTAATTTTAGGAATAGATATCAGTACAACAAATATTGGATTTTGTATAGCTGATCAGGATGATAATATCAAAGAATTTTTTACGGTAGAACTTAACAAATACGTCCCAGATAAAAATATATTTAAAAAAGTTGATGTGTTTGAAAAAACAATTGAAATATTGTTCAAAAAATATGAGATAGATCATGTGTTTATAGAGCAGGCATTAAGTTTTTTCAAAGAAGGTGGTAGCATGGCTGCTACAATTATACTTTTAAATCAATTCAATATTCTTTGTCAATATGTTTTGACAAAAAAGGGAATAAAATATCACATGGTTGCAAGCCAAACCGCTCTCAAGTGCTCGACAGGTGTAGGGAGAAAGCCTGCATATGAAAAAGATAAAAAGATATGGTTATCAAAACTATTTGAACAAAAACATCCAGAGATTGAATTAAAAAGAAAAAAGGATGGAGTTGAAATTCATCCAACGATGTTTGATGCTGTAGATGCGTGAGCAGTGTCTAGATGTTCAATTGCTCTTGCAACTTTGGATTAAGTTTGCTATATTGGTTATGATGAGGTCGAATTTAATGGAGGTTATAGATGGAGTTAAGCAACAAAGAAGAAATTATATATTCGCTGGAATCTAAACTAGGATCTTGTATAAGAAAAGATCCTGAATTTATTTTCTCTTGTCCTAATAAAGATTGTGAAAGTCATAAAAAGAATAAGCTAAAACTTCAAGTAAACATGGACAAACAACTTTTTCATTGCTGAGTTTGTGAATATCGTGGTAGTAATCTATATTTTCTTTTTAAAAAATTAGGCTTAGATACCTCAATTCTTCCTACTGCTCCAACTCAAGAAGAGCTTGATATTTTTGACGAAGAAGAAAAACCTCAAATTATCCACATAGAGAAAATCCCATCAAATTATTCTCTTATTTATAAAGCAAGAGATGATTCAAACAATTATATTCAAGCTGTAAAATATTTAAAGAAAAGAAAGTTAAATAAACTGGATATAATTAAATATCAAATTCATTATCAAACAGACGGATATTCGATTTTAATTCCAAGTTATGATAGATTTGGAAATGTAAATACATATTTTATTAGAAACATATTCGATGATATAAAGATAATGCCAAAATATCCCAAAAAAGAAGTTATTCCTAACGAACTATTTATTGACTGAGAGGAACCTATAACTTTGGTGGAGGGATTTTTTGATGCATTTACTGCTGGCGACAACGCTATCCCTTTGCTTGGGTCTAGCATTAAAACCGATTTCAGGCTATTTCGAGAGGCAATGGTTAACCGTCCTCCTCTTGTTATTCTTGCGTTGGACAATGATGCGTTTGAAAAGAAAACTCTAAAGATAGCCAAACTGTTTTATAGAAATGGATTTAAGATCAAGATAGTAAGGTTTCCAGATAACAACGATATCAATAAAATAGGAAGAGCCTCATATGAGGCTCTCAAAAACAATGCTGATTATTATCATGATTTATACGAAACGGAGTATTTACTTAGCCAAGTTTAATGAGTTTTCAAAAATATATTGAGTAATAATTTGAAATTGAACAGCATGTAACTTTTGTCCTAACTCGCTCCAATTAACTCATTTAAAATTATCAACCTCGGGAGTACTTATTCCTTCTCAATTATCAAAATAGCTCGTACAGACCAATTTAAGATTAGAAGATCCTGTAATTTTTGTCATAAACAAATGGATATTCTTTCCTGGCCTAAAAGAATGTTCGCCCATATCTTTTAAGACAGCATTTGATAAATCAATTCCGGTTTCTTCTTTAACTTCTCTTTTGGCTGCTTGTTCGGGAGTTTCGTTTTCATCCATAATTCCTTTTGGCAAAGATCAAACGCCTCCTCCTGTTGGATGACAAATTAAAAACTTACCATTTTCATTAATGATTACTACTCCGCAAGATACTTTCATTCTTTTCTTTTTCCTTATTGATTAATTTTGTCCAATATGAGAAATCTTTTGCTACAATTATTAATTCTTTCGGAACATTATCTATTAAATACTGAAACAATTCTTTTGACTTATAACTTTCACCATCATCTTCCATTTTAATTACTCTCCTTATCTAGTTGATCAAGTCTTTTTGCTATAGAAACAAAGACATTCAGTTTTTTTTGATCAATATAAATTATTTCTTTATTTTTTGCTTGTGCATATTTAATTGTATGATAAGTTCCTCCTGAACAATCTCCGTTCCATACTGCTAAAACAAGATTTGCTCGATTTACCATCCACTCGTCTCTTTGCAATAGCTTGAAATTTGCGTGAGAGCCTCTACAAACGACGATTGCCTCGTTACACGACTCCAAGATAGTCTTATGATATTCTTGGCTTAAAATCGGCCAATTGCTACCATGATTTTCATAAGGTAATGCTGCAATGAGGGAAATTTTATCTGGATGTTTTTCTTTTAGAAGCTTGACGATTGTTGCAAAAATAATATCAACTCCAAGTGCCATCCCTGAGATGCACTCAATTTTTTCATGTTCATTTAATTGTTTGATCAATTGAATACCTAGCCATCTATAAATATAAGTGGCTACTGGATTCTGTTTATATCCACCAATTTTATTTGGCCTATGTCCTGTTACCATTATTTTATATGGTTCCATTTTATCCTTTAAAATTTACATAAATAAAACAAGTGCAGTAAGAAGAAAAATGAGCATTGAGGAGCTTAGGCACAAAAGAGAGATATATGCACAAACAGTAAAAATAACAGCCATTCCTTCTCTTACATTTCGCTCAAAACAATTAAGTCGATGACCAACTATAATCTGAATGAATTCTTCGTCATAACGCATTTTTATTCTCCTTTAATTTTGAAAGGCTTGCCAAATCTTTTTCTTTGGTTTATTTTTTGATCCCTTTGGCCTTCCTCTTTTCCTCTTTGGAACAATTTTATCAATTGGATTTAACTCATATTCTACATCAACAATTTCTCTTCCTAAAATATATAGAGGTTGTTGAGGATGTTTTAATATAACATCAGCTAAAAATTGATTGTCAAGAAATTTTTGAGCCTTTTCTTGTCCAATATATTTTAACCATTCCTCAGATACTTGCTTTAAAACTTCGTATCTATTTCCATCTGGAGTCTCAATTATTTGCATTACAGTTTCTTTGTTTCTATTTTCTTTACAAACAAAGTATCAACAGAATATAAGGTATCTTTGTTATCGATGATATGCATCTTTTTAATAATCTCCATATAATATGGATTCTTGCCCCTCAGACAATTAATTGCCGTTTCTTTCTCAATAAATCCATCAACTTTAGCAAAATCAATTCCAAGTAGGAACATTGTGAGTGCAAAAACAATAAACAAAAATCCAAACAGCCAAATTTTATTGCCTTTTGTCGTCTTCATCTTTAATTCTCCTTTTTAAAATCCAGAACAATGAGGAAGGAAGTTCTTCCTCAAATTGAAATAAATCGTTTGCCAAATTTCTGCGTGATCCCCTGCTTTTTTGCTTGAAGTATCCAAATAACTCTTTTCCACAGGAATCGTATTAAAAAACTTTTGACGAATCGAATGAGCAACTTCATGACAGCATAAAGCCATCACAATATCTTCAAAATTCTCGGACTTAAATTCTCCGATATGAGGATCTTTTTCAATATGCTTATATTCGTTAAAAACAAAATTCTTTCCATCAACATTCAAATAAGGAGCAAGTCTCAAAACAATCTTTTGAGGCTTTCCCATCCAAGAATTTTTCGCAAAACTCCTACGAAATCTGTAAGATTGAATAAAACTTGTCGTCAAATCAATGTTCAGATCAACATTATATTCTTGCTTTGCAAAATTAAGAAGCTTTACTACATAATTTATTATAAAATCTTCCCAATACTGAATGGATTTACCAGAAACATTTTGAGTATTTGTTTCTGCTGCTACAGCCTTCCTCTCATTTTCATTTTTATAATAAATCTTATCTTGTCCCTTCCATGTAAGAGTCGGATTGATTGTCTTTTCAATATGATCAAGCACCTCTTTCTTTTGAGAAAATCCTTCAGAGACAATTTCTGCATTAGAATGAGGATAATAATAATACCAAAATCCATTGACGGATTTAAATATATAAATCCGTTGAACAGTTTCGGTAAGATAAGCAGAAGTGAACGCAAATTTTTCAATTTCCCTCTTCTGCCACCACTCAATCTTTTTGCACGGGATCATGCTTCTTTCCTTTCTTGCTTTGTGGCTCCAATATAAGGAAGGAAAGGGAGAGAGTCAAGCGGTTGTAAGTCTGCTCTGCGTTTCCTACTTTGTAGCATGATTCAGGAAATCAAATATTTCGAAAGGAAAGTTTATGCCTAAGTTTCAGGTCTATCTAAATGGTAAGGTTGTGGGAAATGTTGAAATGAATAATGAACGAATTATCAAGACAAATCTTAACGAAATGATTGTGCCTCTTCAAAATTCAATCAATTGTTCTACGAAGAAGTTTGGAAATTTTTCACACAAGAACGAAAATTACTTTTGGATATCCCTTGACTTTTAGCTCTCCCTTCCTTATATTGGATCATGTTGAACAACCAAAGGAGAATTGAGAAATGGCTTGGTTTGATCAAAAGATGAAGCAGGAAATGGCTCCGAAGATCAAAAAGCTTTGTCAAAAGTATGGAATCAAGGGTCGTCTCTCGGTTCATAATCATTCAACTGTTATTTTTAATGTAACAGAAGGAATTCATGATTTTTGTAAAGACCGACCTTCTTATTTTAGTCCAAATCAATACTGGCTTGATCAGTATGAGGATAATCCAATTCTTCATTCTTTCTTAAAGGAAGCTTTTGAAATTCTTTTCGAAGGAAATTGGGACAAGTCAGATATTCAGACTGATTATTTCAACGTTGGTTGGTATGTTAATCTAAATATTGGAAGCTACAACAAGCCTTATATTTATAAGAAGGAGATCTAAAATGAACAAAACTTTTATTGCAGGAATGATCATGTCAGTTCCTCCATACGGACATATTCTTGCTCCATTTGGAATTGCTATTCAATTAATTAGCCTTGGAGTTCAACTGATTGGTCTTGGTATGATTATTTTTGGTGGAATTAAAATGTTGAAAGGAATTTAAATGAGTTGAAAGATTTTAACAATTTCTGATGTTCATATTCGAGCCTTAGAAAGGCACAAAGAATATAGACAAGTTTTTACAAAGTTACTGGCTGAGGCAGAACAACTTCAGCCAGATTTTATATTTAATTTGGGAGATTTATTTCATAATAAGTTACAACTATCTCCTGAAGCTATTATTTTAGTTAGATGATTCTATAAAAAGTTAGTAAAGATAGCTCCTGTTTATACAATTGTTGGTAATCATGATATGAATGTAACCAACAGTTTAAGGCCAGATTCTATTTCTGCAACTATTTCTGATATTGGCAATAGTTTTATCCTTAAACATTCTTCATTCCAAGAAATCTCCAAACCAACAGATTCAAAAAAAGGTGTTGCAGTAGGACACTTTTCTTGATTTGAACCGCAATCCGAATGACCTAAAAACATACCAAATGAATTTAAAGATCATATTTGTATAGCCCTATATCATGGAGCGGTTGATAAATATGAAACAGATTCTGGATTCTTCGAAAATAGTCCAATAAAATATTCTGATTGGTTTACTGAATATGATGCTGTCATGTGCGGAGATATTCATAAACAACAAAAGATGACAGACAATTGTTGTATGGTGGGCAATTTAATTCAGCAAAATTTCGGCGAAAATGTAGATAAAGGATACTTGGTTTGGATATTTAAGGATAAAAAGAATGTAAGAATCGATAGAAAACTTTTGTCCAACGATTATAATTATTTAAATGTATTTATCCCATTTTCAGATTTAGATAAAGCAAAAGAAACAATCAAAAAAGAATTGGATCAACTATATGTAACAAAGAATTCTAATATTAAGTTAATGATATCCACAACAAGAGTCGTAGATGTTGCATTAAAAGAAGATTTGGCAAAATATGTAATTGAAAACTATGGCATAACTCCTATCATAGAGGAATCTTTTAGATTAAATACTACACAAGTAGAAGGAAAGAAATCTAAAGAATTAAGGCCAAAAGAATTCTCGGATTTTTCTTATCAAAATGAATTGATAACAAATTATTTAACAAATGAATTTAGTATTCCAAAAGATATGACAATTGATGAAATTTGTGATATCAACAGAGAAATAAATGATGAATTGGGACTGAAACCTAATTTTGGATCTAAAACATGGAATATTATAGACTTTAAGTTCTCAAATCTATTCCAATATGGAGAAGATATATCTCTTGATTTTAATGAACTATCTGGAATTATTGGATTGTTTGGCGATAATGCGGCAGGAAAATCAAATCTATTAAATGCCTTATCTTTTGTTATCTTTGGAGATACAATTACTAATGTTTCTAACATAGAGATAATAAGAGATGGTCAAAAAGAAGCATTTGGAGAAGTTAATATTGAAAGAGGTGGAAAATATTTTAGAATAACAAGAAGTTTAGTAAGACAAAAAGATAAGGCTAAACACGAAGTTAAGTTTTGTGTAAAAGAAGGATCTGAATGAGATTCTTTAAATGATGAATCAGTAACAAAAACAAATCAAAGAATTGCTGAACAGCTTGGAACATTTGAAAACTTTTGCTTAACAACATTATCTACACAAGATGATTTTGCTAAATTCATTAAAACAGGCAATACTACAAGAAAAGATATTGTCATGAATAATCTTGGAATAGGAATTTTTGCAAATTTATTTGAGTATTCAAAAGATAAACTAAAGGAAATAAACGCAGTAATTAAAAACTATGAAGATTCAGATAAGTTACTTGATTCGTTATCTGTTTATAAAACAAAAAGTATAGAAATTGAATCAAGTAACGCAACAGAGTCTATTAAATTAACAAAACTAAAAGATGTTGTAAGTAAGATAGAAGAAAAAATAACAATAGAAGAGAGTAAAATAAAACCAATTACTTGTCTTATTATAGACGAAAGCAAAATAACAAAAGAACTGTTTGAAATTGATACGGAAAATGTTAAGTGGTCAAAATTAAAAGAAACTAACGATATCGAAATTGAAGAAACTCAATTATCTATAACAAAAACAAGAAAAGATATAGAAGAATTCCAAACAAAAATAAGCAATCAGTTAAAGGTTGTGTATTCAGATATTGGTAAATTAGAAGAATCTATTAAAAGACATAACAATATAACAAGTAAATTTGGCGATATTAACTGTAAACAAGATGATTGTATTTTATTACAATTATACAAAAAAGATTGTTGTGATATTGATATCGTAAATAAAGATCTTGATAAGTTAAAAGCTGGAGAGGTTGTTTTATTACAAAAACAATTGGAATTAAAAGAGATAACTAAATTGCATGATAAGTTAGATCAATTACAAAGAAAAAGTGTAGAGATTGATGCTAAACTTCAAAAGTTTACTTATGAAAAAGAGAATAAAAACAGATTATTAAAAGAGTTTAATGATAACAAAAAAGTAATAGATCAAAATAAAATAATTCAAGACGGCATAGATAAGCTTAAATTAAATAGATCAACTGGAACAAACGCTGTAGCCGAATCTACTGCATTAATAAATGCTAACAAGAAACTCATTAAAGATTATGAAACGATTATTACTGAAATATCGAGAAAGATTGATTATGTTCATGAAATGAAAAGAAAAGCAAATGTATTAGTTGTTTATAATAACATAATGAATCCAAACTCATTACCAAATAACGTATTAAAGAATTATATCAGTATTCTTGAGGATGAAGTAAATAAGATTTTAACACTAACTACTGGATTAAAGACTAAGTTTTATTTGGATACGAGAGAAGGAAAGAAAACATCTGAGCTTGTGATTGAGTTCAAGAATTTAAATGGTGATACCTGACATTCTATTTCAACTTGTTCTGGTGCAGAGAAAATGTTATTATCCTTAGCTATTCGAGTTGCTTTAATCTTAATAACAACGTCTCATAAATCAAATATACTTATCGTAGACGAAGGATTTAGTGCAATAGATTCAAAGAAATTACCAGATATAAAGAACGTGTTTCATATATTAAAATCAATGTTCAATTCAATTATTATTATATCACATTTAGACACCATAAAAGATATACCAGATAAAACTCTTTATGTAATAAACGAGGATGGAAAATCGAGTCTGGTATTATAAAAGAAAAGGGGCCGAAAGGCCCCAATTTTTTAAATGATAAGTGATTTTAAATTTTCAATTGGATAAGCTACTTTGCTATTTAACCAAGTTGATTGAATATCAAAAATTTCAATCCCGTTTGGAATCAAATTAACTGGGAATAAATCATTTTCACTTGACATAAACTTGGTATAATTATCGGCCTCCTCGTAATTATTAAACATGACAAAAAATTCACAATCATTAAGATCTCGGAAGTACATGATAATCTTTTCCATCTTTAAATCTCCTTATGTTGAGTTTTTCCAATTCGTTACGATTCCAATATAGGAAAGCAGATTGAGACTTGCAAGCTTGCTCTGCATTCCCTATATTGGTTCCAAGTCAAAGGAGAAGGCAGAAATGAACACCAAGACTTTCAAGACAATTGATTTGAAGGATGCGCTGGTCAAGATTCAGAGTCTTCAAAAGAAGGCTGAAAAGTTAGGAATCATTCCTCCAGAAATTGTTGATACAGTTGAGGGTATTCATAAAGAACTTGATGAAGAAACTGGCGTTGAAATCTCTTATAAATATTGGCAAGTTACCATAAATTTTCATCCAATCAAGCTTTCTGGATGGGAGTTTCTTGCCGAAGTTCATCATGGAGAAAACGGCAACGGCAATAGTTTCAAGAAGATCAATTTTGATGTTGAAATTCCTGAAAAGTATTATAATACTCACACAAATCTTTGTGAACATTGTGGGCATAATAGGTATCGTGTTTTTACTTACATTGTTCGCAACATCGAAACTAATGAATTCAAGCAGGTTGGTTCTGCTTGTCTCAAAGATTTTTGTGGTCATTCTTTCAACTTCATCAATACTTATCTGAAGGCTGTTGATGAGAATTTTGATGAAGGATTTGATGTTCATCATTCTGCCCCTTCTGTTTGTCGTGATCAATTTCTTGAATTGGTTGCTTATACAGCAAGAGTTCATGGATTTGTTACTGGCAAAGAATATTATGAAAAGAATGGATTTGCGGGCGGAACAGGTCGTCAGACTTGGAATCTAATCTTTTCAGATAAGAAAGGTGTGAATAAGGAAAAGGTCAATATTTCCGATGATGATAAGCTTCTTGCAAAGGAAGCAGTTGAAATTATTGAAAATCTCAAGGATGTTGAGCGAAACAATTTTCAACAAAGTTTGTATGCCGCCGGATCTGTTGGTTATCTTGATCATGATCAAGCTGGTGTTGTTGCTTATTCAATCAAGATGGCAATTCAGGCAAGGGAAGATAAGAATTCCGTAGATGTTTCCAATTCTCAATTTATTGGGAAGGTCGGAGACAAGGGAGTTCATTTTAATGTTTTAGTGATCGGTAAGCAGAATATGGGAGAATATTATTTAATTAAGATGGCGACCAAGGAAGGAAATTCTTTGGTTTGGTTTGGTTCTTTTGGATCTTTTGCTGACAATCTTGAGCCGGGAAACTGGTATAAGATTAAGGGAAATATCATGAAGCATAACAATTTCCGAGGAATCAATTCAACTCAAATCAATCGAGTGAAAGAAATTTAAAATGATTTTCGTAACTGGTGATACTCATATTCCAATTGATATTGGAAAACTTTCTTCAAAGAAATGGGAGCAAGGAAATTCATTAACCAAGAATGATTTTCTTATTATTCTCGGAGACTTTGGCCTTCTGTGGAATAATGCTCCCGATAAAGAAGAAATTTACTGGAAGAACTGGCTTGACAATAAGCCTTGGACAACTCTTTTCATTTCAGGAAATCACGAAAATCATGATCGAATTGCTCAACTTGAAGAAATTCAAATGTTTGGAAATATTGTTGGCAAAGTTTCTGATTCAATTTTTCATCTTCAAACAGGAAGAATTTATACAATCGATGGCAAAGAGTTCTTTTGTTTTGGTGGAGCAGAGTCAACTGACAAGCACCTAAGAATTGAGGGAAAAAATTGGTGGAGTCAAGAAACTGCAACAATGGAAGAAATTAATAGAGCTTTGGATTCTCTTGAAAACAAATCTTTTGTTGATATTATTTTAACACACACACTTCCAAATGATCTCGTTCCTTTTTGGAGGAAAACAAAGTGTCCAACATCAAGCTTCCTTCAGCATATTTTTGAAACAATGAATTGGAATAATTGGTTTTGTGGACATTTTCATATGAATGAAAAATTTGAGATTGTCGGAGTCGAGATTCTTTATAATAATATAAAGGAGATTAAATAATGGATGCCAAGACTTTTGCTTTTATTCACCATCAGGGGCAAAACTATGGAGATAATTCTTTTATGAGTCATCTTCATCAAGTAAAAATTATTGTTGAAAAATATTTAAGTGATAATTCTATAATTCAAGCAGCATATCTTCATGATATTCTTGAGGACACAAATTGTACCTATATGGATCTTTATAATGTTTTTGGAGAAAAAACAGCAAATGTCATTTGGCTTGTAACAGATCCCAAGGGAGAAAATCGAAAAGAAAGAAAGAAGAAGCTTTATCAAAAGATTGAAGAAGCAAAACTTGTTTTTGATGGCAATGTTTTTAATGGTGTTTATTTGATTAAGGCAGCAGATCGTCTTGTTAATCTACAAAATTGCAAGAATGGATCAAAGCATATGATTTATATGTACAAACAAGAGCATGAAGAATTTCAGAAACATTTTTATTGTATTTTGTATCATGACATTTGGAATGAAATGGATAAAATTTTGATTGATGTATAGGTTAAATTTTCATTAAATAACAAATTTAAAGGGAGCAAATGCTCCCTTTTCAATATATAATTATACCTACTCCAAGGCTTTAAAAACTTAGGAGAACAATATGTGTAGTTTAAAGAAAAAAGAAAAAACAAAAAAGGAAACGACACACCAAATGCATGATCTGGAATTGGTTCAATCAATTAATTCAACCGATTTCAGAAATGAGACTCAGAAAAAGTTACATTCTTCAATTATGCAAAACTATATAACATTTGCATACGGAAGTGCTGGTTCTGGAAAGAGTTATGTAGCATTATGATCCTCTTTAGAATTAGTTTTGAAAGGTGATTCCAAATTTAACAAGATTTATTTGGCAAAACCTTATGTTACAGCGGATGAAGATATTGGATTCTTACCAGGAGGAGTTGAAGAAAAGTTAGATCCATTCTTAATGAGTTTCTACTTAAATCTTGAAAAAATCATTGGCCCTCAACAAGTTTTGAAGTTGAAAAGAAACAGAATAATCGAAATCGTACCAATTGCGTATATCAGGGGCGTTACTTTTTCAAATTGTATTGTTATATTGGATGAAGCGCAAAATGCTACACCGTCACAAATTAAAATGTTTTTAACAAGATTGGGTGATGATTGTAAGTTTATTATAGCAGGAGACTTAAAACAATCAGATCTTGAAAAAGAATCTGGTTTAGGTGACGCAATCAATAGATTCAATGGTATTAAAGGGGTAGGTCTTGTAAAATTTACCAAAGAAGATGTTGTTCGTCATCACTTAGTTAGAACAATTTTGGAGAGATATGGAGACGAAGATTAATAACGAAGATATATTGATAAATTATATGAATTCATGATCAAAGAAAACAAAAAAAGAAATTCTAAATGAACTCTATAATTTAAAGAAAACAAATCTCGATATGTTTGATAAAAATAATGCTATGTATTTGTATAATATTGGATTATCTGAAGAATATGATTTAAGGAATGACTTGGTTGAAATTCTTGGTCCAAATTATACAAAAGTAAGACAATTTATGGCTGGATTATCTATGAATTTATCAAATCTATTTGAAGACTTATCTGCAATAGATGATAGAATTTTGAATACAGCAAAGAAACATAATTCAGATAAAGTTGTTGCAAAGATTCTTGGCTATGAAACCGATGAATCAGACGAGGGAGCCATTGCATAATAGCTCTCCGTTTGCTATATTGGTTCTGTAGCAAAGGAGGGACAGTGGAATATCCGATGAAGGCTGGAAATATTGAGGAAGCTCGCAAAGAAGCTATTCAACATTCCAGCCTTTTTCCTAATATGTATTTTATAGTTTCTGCATGTTTTGGTTTGTATTTGATGGGGAAAGATAATCTTTGGAAAAATGCTTATAGCGATGCTCTTTATTGTTGTAAGTATTATTATCATAACGGAAAAGAAAAGAGTTTCACCGAAAAACAAATTGTGAAAAGTCAAGACTCGTTTCGGGATTAAATCAAACAAGGAGAGTTCTGCCATGAAGACTTACAAGTTTTACAATGATCCCGGACACGCCTGGATGGCGGTTAAACGAAATGAATTGAATCAACTTGGAATTGCCGATAAGATTTCTTCTTATTCTTATCAAAAGGGACAGACGGTTTATTTGGAAGAAGATATGGATGCACCAACTTTTTTGAATGCTTTGAAAAACAAGAACATTCCTTGTTTGATTAAAGACATTATAGTGAATGGATATTCTCCAATCAGATATTATGAATATTATCGTCCTGATGTAATTATTAAACCGAGTGACTTTGATCACATTTTTAGGAAATAAGATGCATTTTCATTACATGCTATATTTAGATGATTCCAGATTCCCGAAGTCTTCGGGAAACTGGAGGATTGCTCGATCTGTTGATGAAGCTATTCAAATGATTTCAGAGTTTGGATTGCCAGATCAAATTTCTTTTGATCATGATCTTGGTGAGAATCAAAAGACTGGATATGATTTTGCCAAGTGGATTGTTTGGAATGAATTGGACACAAGAGGAATTTTCATAAATGTTCACTCTGCCAATCCAATTGGTCGGGATAATATTTATGGATTGATTCGGAATTGGGAAAATCACCTCAACAATCAAGTGAAGGAGAATTAAACAATGTCTCAACCAATTCTTCTGACAACTCACGATATCAATATTTATCATTCTTGGAGGAGTCGTTGGGCTTGGATGCTGGTGAATAATAATCCAGTATATTTCTATGCTGGATATGGTCTTTTTAAGTGTCAATATTGTTCTGTTGAATGTCTTAATCATGAACAATTTGAGAATGTTGCTCCTCGATTGATTAAGAAGTTTACAGAATTGTATCGAGGACAGTTCAAAATCGTTGATGGAAATGTGTTTTTTAAGGAAATCCCAACTCTTATTATGGAGAAAGAATAATGGAAAATTATATTTTGGTATATTCTCACGATAAAGAAGCTTTTCGTAAAAAAGTTAATAGTTTTATTGAAATCGGATATATTCCAATTGGTGGAATTTGTATAGACAAAGATGGCTATTATCAGGCTATGATTAAAAAGGAAAAGATGTAATGAAACATTATATTCTAACATTTTCTTATACTGGAAAGAAGAAGAAAAAATCAATCGTCTTTGACAGAAACACAATTCCAGAATTGGTGGAAATTGCTCGGAATTGCCAAAAACTTGACTATGATCAAGTTACAAAGCTCTTTAAAGACAATAAAGTTAAAAATGGATCTTGGCTTATTACAATTGAAGAAAAAGAAACTATATGAATGTAAAATGTGAATTTTGTAGAAAAGAAGAAGATCTTTATACCATAAAATTTGTTAATAGCACAAATTTTATTTGTGATCCCTGTAAGTATAAATTTGATTTGTATTGATTAAATAGAGATGGAAGGGGAAAGTTTTATATAGAAAAAGATATGGTTATTTTTACAGTCAATCCAGCTATTAAATTTCCGGTTTATTCCTTTTCGACTCATCGATACTTTCCACAAAGAAAATTCACTTATTTTAAGTGAAATAATAAATTATGAAAAGCAAATAAAAATAAGATAATGTTTAGAAAAACAAATCATGATCATATTGATTGAAAAGAGAAAGTGACAATGGAAGATTTGGATGAGTTAATGAATTTGGAGAATTATTATGATACAATGTAAACAGTGCAAAGAATATAAAAACGAAGCTGAATTTAATTTTATTGGTGTATCTAAAGAATTAAGATGAGATATATGCAAAGAATGCACAAGAGAAAATAAGAACCAAAAACAAAAAGAACAAAGAATTATGATAAGAAAGCTCTTAAGCGAAAGAGATTTTTTTAAGAAAAAGATTATAGAACTTCAGCTTAAAATAAAACAACTCGAATCTCCCTCTCCTCCTCTTGCAGAATAGGTCTGCGTTCCCTATATTGGTTCTTGAGGGCATTCAAACGCAAAGGAGACGCTATCGTGTTCAGCGAAAAAAACTACTGGATCTCTTTACGGGACAATTTAACTCAACAAAGAGTTGTTGTTGAAAATAATGAAGGAGAGCGTTGGCATTATATTATCGGAAAAGAAGATAAAAATCTTCCCAATTCTGTGAAAGGATTTTGCGGAAGAAAGTTTATCGTTCATTTCAATAACGGAGAAATTGTTGAAACAACAAATCTTTGGGAGCAAGACAGGGTTCCTGAAGAATTCCTAAATGATTTTCTTGTCAATGCAATTGTTGAAGATTTTCAACCACCATTCAGTATTTATTGAGGATAACAATGAACAAAAACGCAACAAAAGATTTAGCTCTGATGATTTTTGAGCTTGAAAGACGAAATGATTATTCCGAAAATAGAAATCGTTTTATTCGAGAATTTAAGATTGCGATTGGATATTGGCCCAATCAAAAGATTGTAAGTACAAAAGTGTTCCGAGGAGATTTTATTCCTCCAATGAAATATGAACTTCCGTCCGGAAAAAGACACTCAACATATAACTGGAGAGTTGCCCTAAAGCATTGGAGCGAATATTGTGAATAAAATCATCTTTCTCGACATTGATGGAGTTTTATTGACTCAAAGTAGTCTGATAGAATCTCGTCAAAAATATCTTAATGGAGAAACCGAATATCAATACGATGATAAGTTTGATCTAAATTGTGTCAATAATCTGAAAAATATTCTCAAAGAAGTTCCTGATGCTGAAATTGTTATTAGCTCTTCTTGGAGAATTCTTCACTCTTTAGAAGAATTGAGAGAGTATTTTTCAGATTATGGAATTAATCCATATCGAATTATTGACGTAACTCCGAAAATAAATAGGACACACCAAAGAGGATTTGAACAAACTTGTTTTGATTAAAGGAGAATAATGATATATTTCATAAAAGGATCAACTGCGTTTGAAATACAAATTCATAAATTATGGATTCGCATCTTGCGTTATAAATATTGGTGCAAAAACAATAGAATTATCAAATTCACAATTATTAAAGGAGAATAATTAATGTTTTATCAACTTGCTTCAATTTTCTTTCTTCATTGGTTTGCTGATTGGTTTTGCCAACCAAGATTTATTGCAAATAAGAAAGGAAAAGATATTCGATATCTTGCTTTACATGTTTTAATTTATACAATTATTATGTCAGTCTTTGGATGGAAATTTGCAATTGTAAATGGAGCAATTCATTTTATTGTAGATTTTATTTCTTCAAAGATTACATCTCATTGTTTTAAGAATCAACAATGGTGGGGATTCTTTACTACAATAGGGTTTGATTCTTATATTCATCAAATCACACTCCTAGCAACCTACTTCAAATTCCTCTCCTAGCGTTTGCATGTTTGCTCCTAATATGCTACCTTGTGCTCTAGGGTAGAGAGCAAAGGAGAGAGCGATGTCATACGCAGATGTTTCAACCTACTTCGAAAATAAAGGCACCATCCTTGGTTCTTTTGAGCATAAGGAAACTGGTGCTTTTTTTGAATATTCTGTTAATGATGAACAAATTATTCACGAAGGATTTAATGAATTTGTTTGGGTAAATGATGTTATTGGTTGGCCCAAGAGATACGCAAAAGTTCTCAAGACAGTTGCGTATGTTATTACCGATGAAGATGAGTTTGGAAATCCGGTCATTGAAAAATGGCCGATAAAGAATCATCGAATCTATAAGAATTGGAAGGAAAATTAAAATGCAAGTAGCTCAAACAATTCTTGAACAACTTGGCGGAAGACAATTTATTGTCATGACTGGAGCCAAGAAATTCATTGGTTCTTCCAACAGTCTTTCAATGAAACTCCCCAAGTGCAAGAACAACATCAATTCTTTGAGGATTGAACTGAATGGAGAAGATCTTTATGATCTTTATTTCTATTCAGGGTTTAATCTTGTGATGGAATTGAATTCTATTTACGCAGAAGACCTGAAGGACTGTTTTGAGAGAGAAACAGGTCTTTATGTAACTCTTTTTCCAAGGAGGAGTTAAGTATGGACAAGGATATTTTCATCAAATTCATTGAACAATGTATTAGAGAAATTAAAATGGAGAAATTCGATATTAACAAAATGCTCCTTGTCGGTAAGTTTTATGGTAGAATTGAAACTTATGAACATATTCTTAAGTGCGTAAAGGAAGGAGATTTCGATGCCAAAATTTAATTCTCATAGGACTCAACTTAAACTTGAAAAGTTGAATAAGCAAGTAACAATTGCTTACAACAATTGGAATATGAACACTAACAAAACAAAAGACAGAAAACTATTTGATAAACTCGAAGAAGCTCGAAGGGCATATGAGATTTATTTGTTTTCAGTGGAGGATTAAATAATGAAGTTTACTGATATTGCTCAAGACATGATTTTAAATAGAACGAAATATATTAATACCAGTTTTCCATATATTAAATATTGGTATTTTAATGAAGAGTATGATCTTATTGCTATTTATATGAATGGGGAACTTAAATGTAATCTATTATTCAGATAGACGCATTCATTTAATGACAAAAGAGTTTGGCGATAATCAAATCATAACAATTGAGGACAAATTTCATAATATAAAGAAAATTAAAGCAAAGGAATTGTGTTCAACAGATATTGCTGTGATGAGGAAGAATAAAATTAGATATAACATCGTATCAATTGAAAGAAATTGATAATGATAACCAAAAATCAATTAATTATACAGTCATTAAAAGATGCAATTAAATGGCACAAAGACATTCTTTCAATATATGGAGAAAATTATACAGACGAAATGTGGTTAAAAGATATCCAAAATTCAAAAGAATGGATCGATAGATATAACAAGTTATTAAATAAAATGAAAGAGAAATAAAATTGAATGATGTAAGATATACAACAGAAAGATTTTGTAGTC